TCAAAGCCCCCTATACGGTATACTTGAAACACTAACTCTTACATTCTTGTAGCCCCTTTCCGCCAAGAGAATTTCGCATGCGGCCTTTGCCTCCTTCTGATACGCTATTGGACCTACGATAACATCTGTAATGGGCAATGGCTTTCTTTGTTTAGAATTTTCTTCCCTCAGTTTTCTTGCCTTCATCTCCATTTCGTTTTCTTTCTTCCTATTCACTTCGGTATTACTATCCTGTTCAATAAAATACTTAACGTATGGAACAGTGAATCCATGCAAGGGGTGTCTTCTGACATGGATCGGAAGATCATTCTCGTACATTTCTGGGCTGTTATAATAACGCCAGTTATGGTTTGATGTGGTAATTAATCTGACTTCTTTCTCATTCTTAAAATGCTCGTCTTTGTACTTCATGGAAGCTATATGCATAACACTGAAGGCCAGAATCTCCTTTAAATTCTTCGATAGCTTATCCTGTCCTTCTATCTTTACCTTATTCAATATCCACTTCTTAATATCCTTTGCTGAGTACAGACAACGATAAAAGGAGATTCCTTTCCCCTGGCGAAGCTTTTCCGCGTCAAATCCTATACAAAAACTACCATAAGCTCGCCATTGTTCAAGCAGGTCCTTCGCCCTACTGAATGAGGCCATATAATAGTTGGTATCGAAAGCTCCTTGTTGTGACATGTCGCGCCATGCGCGCCACATATACTCCTTTGTAAAATCGCTTTCTTTGAGTATAGATCGATTATTTTGCAACATTCTTAGTTCGGTCGTGTCATTCATGAAAGCGGTGTTTGACATCCATATTTCATGATTGTCTATAATGCCCGCAACCCCGTCGACAGATGTATAATGGTAAACCGTTCCTCTATATGGTTCAGAGAGTGCTTGCATGATCTTGGTTAGCGGATTATATTCCACAGCCTTGTCCTTTACACATTCAGCCATATCTCATGCACCTTCGACCACTATCGGGTCCTTCAAACAGTCTTCTTGCCATAATGAAAAAATCACCCGGAGCGTAGCGATCGGCTGTATTACCTTTGTTGGGCTTTTATGATTTTCTGCCACGATCCACGCGGGCTGGCAAAACAAACAAAAATTGTGCAAGTGCATTTACGAACTCAATAACTTTAGATGCTTCAGTGGATGTGGGTAGGTCTGCACTTTCATCTGCATGGCGCTGGTCATTTGCTTCGAGTCTTATTTCATGTGCCCAAGCAGCCATTTCTTGAGTGATTATATGTTCAGCGGCTGCTTTATCAATTCGTGAGTAAAGACTACCTTCTTTATAACCTTTTTCTTTTAACATTGCATCAACGGCACTTGCAGTTAACATAACAGCTCCCGCAGGGGCATGCATGCTTGCTATTGCTTGCGTCAGAAATGCCCGCGCCTTCGCTGGTATTGTTTCATCTACTTCTTGTAGTGCTGGCCATGTATTGGTTATTGGCATAAGAGGGCCTTGCAGTGAGCAAACCAGGACTATGGAACCACATGTTGAGCAGAGGTATGTTGACCAACTTCGAAGATTTTTCCCTGCGTGATCATTAAATTGACCTTGCCATTGTTTAGTTAATGTCGGTTTAGCGATGCTGCAATGGGGACAGCGATCAAGAGTTAGTTGATTTCCCTGAATCATCATATAGTACCCTCGATAATAATATTTTATAGCCCAACATTGTTTATGTGGATCGGTGCTAATACTGCAAAAGCCGACACCGCTGTCGACTTTGAAATTCATTTTGGCCGGTTTTTTTAATCCTATTTTATATCTTCCATTCTTATTTCCTCGACACACTGCCTATATAAGATATTATATTTATCGTCACTTTCAGTCCAATCTTTATAAAAATTTTCTGGTGGTTTTCCTTGATAATATTTTAACATATCTAATTTAACTTTTTGCATTTCACTTTCTATATTTTCGATCAGGGATTTATTATTATCAATTTCTTTGTTAACAGATTCCGCTTCACGTCTTGCTGTGTCTGATAAAGAATGATGATGTATTTTTAACAAGTCTTTATTATATCGTAATTTTCTACATACTTCTAATCTCTTACTATGAAGACCAAAATATGAATCTCTATATTGCTGCTGAATAAGATCATCGTTTGCATTTATATTAGATTTGTTTTGAGAAATTGTTTTATTTTGAACTATCTCATTATTGGTACTTACTTCTTCATCTCCTTGAGGGGTTACATCATTATTGTTGTGGCAACCGACAAATAATAAAAAAAATACCATTGATATAATTAATACTTTTTTCACTATTTCACCTCTCCATATCCCTGGCAAACCAAATAACCTTCCCGTTGATTTTTACTTTATCGGACTCAATTTCATAGGGTTCATATTGTTTATTATCGCTGATAACGCAAAGTTTTCCATCCGGGAAAATAGGCTGAATTCTCTTAATCATAATTTCGTGATTAACAGATATAGCGTAAATTCCTCCTTGTGATGCGATATAGTTTTTACCGTGGTCAACCAATATTAGATCGCCATTCAATAGTGTCGGAATCATACTATCACCAGCAACCCTGATTAAAGACATATTCTCCGGCGTTCCTTTATGTGTGATCCAATCCTTGCGAAAAGCAATACGTAAATCCACGGTATCGTCAGGTTCCAGACCACCACCGGCACTGATCTTACCCCGCATTTGCCGGATGAAAATAAATTCATCAGATAATCCATTCGCGTCTGGATATTCCTTTTTATCCGGGAACTTTTCGCCCTTGCCAGTCTTTAACCATTCCTCTCTAATATTAAAGGTACGACAAATAGCCCTGAGCATAGAAGGTGATAATTCAATTTTATCACTTTCCAATTTAGAAATTGAGCTTTTATCTTTAAAAATACGTTCAGAAAATTCCTTTTGAGAAAGTCCGTTATCTAAGCGTATTTGTTCAATTCTTTTCCCAATTGACATAATTCACCACAACAATTAATAAAATAATTATGTTGATTATTCATTTTTTACTTGACTACTGATGAATAATCACTTAATTTCATCTCCATGAGAGTAAAACACTTAACCAAAGACGACCAAAAAAGATACCGCTATATCAAATCATTACTTGCCCTCAGTGAAGACGAAATCGAACTGCAAGAAATTGCTAAAAAGGCCGAGGCATCATGTGCGCTCGTCTCGCAGGTTATCCGTGGGCATAAAAAGGGTTTCGCCCGCAACGGTAAAAAAATCGCAAAAATTAAACAACTGTTAGCCGCAGCCCTCGATAAACCAGAGGAAGATCTATTTCCGAAGAAGGCTGCGTAAGAGTGATTACATCTTACCAAAAATAGCGAGGAATGCAATGTCAAAAAAACAGAAGAAAATTGACGAAACGCAAGTTAGCTTTTTTTCTCTTTTGGAGCCGGAAGCTCCTCCGCAGCCAGGCAGCATGGATATTAGCATGCGGCTGAGGCACGCCATTTCGAACGCGATCAAAAAATGCGGGAAAGACCGGATCGATATCTGCGCCGAGATCTACAAATTATCCGGAAAAGAAGTGCCGAAAAGCACGCTGGACAACTGGAGCGCTGAGTCGCGTGATCTGTCAAATGACGTCCTTGATTTTAACGGAAACAAAAGATGGGGAATATCCGCCGACGTTCTGGCGGCATTTTGTTGCGTCACGGGCGACTGGGAAGCATTGTTCATCATCGTTGAAGCCTGCAACTATAAGGCGCTCAAGGGCAAAGACGTTGTCCGGGCGCGTATCGGATTACTCAAAGAAGAAATCACAAAGAAAAATCAGGAACTCAAAGGGCTGGAGAAAGCCCTGGTTGAGTCGGAATAATAATAAACAGGAAGGAGATGGCATGACGACAGCGAAGAGTTGCAGAAAAATTGAAGTGATCATGGTTGCAGATCAGGTTCTCGAAGTGATTCGAGATGCGAAGGAACCGATCAGCGTCACGGATATAGCGCGCGCGACCGGATTGAGCGTTGACAGTTGTTTTAGGCAGATCGGAACGATGTCGGAATTAAGATGGGTCGAGAAGATCGGCGACGGCTACATCATCGGAATGAAGATGGCGGGATTTCGGGCAAAGAAAATAGCTCAACTATTAAATGAGGCTGATGTCATCCATCATAAATTAGAAGAACTGGAGGAGGGATAAATGTCAAAGAACGCAGGAGCGGTGGTATCAAAAGCGTATAGAGATGCGGCGGATGAATCGGCAAAAATGTCGCACAATCTAGTTATCAGCGCCGAGCAGCAGCAACGCGAAAAAGAAATCGCCATCGGTGAAATTCACGAGATGGCAGGTAAAGTTAAAGCCACGAATTTTTTCAAAACACAATCTGATTTTTTCACATTACTAATGCTCAAAAAAGTTAAAGACTCAAAAGAATATCGTGATCGCTTCGGCATGACGTGGGAAAATTTCTGCGAATATGTCGGGTTAAAACGGCGTACAGTCGATCTTCAACTGGAAGATATTGAGCCATTCCGGCAGGATTTTTTGGCAACGTTTGCCAATTTTTCCGGAGTCACAATAAGTAAAATTAGGTACTTAGGAATGGCAATTGATGAAAAACTGGCAAAGATTGCCGGAAATTCCATCATTTTTAACGGCGAAACCATCCCTGTGGATGCCGAGCATGCGGATGAAATCAAGGAACTTCTCGAAACCCTCGAAGAAAACCACAAAAAAGAAAAAGATGAAGCCGACACGACGATCCGCACAAAAGACCGTCTCCTGAAATCAAAGGAAGACACCATCAATAAAATGGAGCGCGAATTAAAACGCCTGGAGCGCACGGTCGAAAAATCCGAACTCACAGAGGAAGAGCAGGAAGGCGTGGACATGCTTATCCAGATGCAAAAAGATTTCCTCACCACGATCTCCGACATCAAGAAAAAAATTATTCCGCACAAAGCGCCGGACGTCGTCCTGCGTCAACTCTATTACCTTTATATATTCATGTCCAAAGTCACGATGGAAGAACGTCTGGCCCTGCATGAGGAATACAAAAATGCGGAAGAGGTTCCCTGGGAAATTTCCGAATTTGAAATACCGCCCACGGACGTGATGCTCGACAACCTGCCCATGACGGCGGGCAAGGGCCTGGGCAAGAAAGTAGCGGAGAAAATGGCAGAGCGTCAGACGAAAAATAATAAAAAATAAGAAGGCATAGTCATGGCAGTATCGGAAACCATTTTAAACTACGTAGAAACAAGCCTGCGCGGCCTCGCGCCAAAAGAAGCCGCCCGGAAGACAAAGGAACTCGCAGCGCATTACGGCGTCACACCGGCCAGCATCAATCGTTACGCGGCGGCGAGGGGAATTCGGTTTCGGAAGGAGCGCAAAACAAAAGGTCAATCAAGCGCGTCGCGTGAGATTCTTCTCAACGCATCAACGCTTATGCTGACATCCAGACGCACATCCAACGAAATCCCCTTGCCCGCCTGCTATGCGAAAATGATTCTGGAAGATTCCGGGATGGAGACAGGCGGCGTTTCCACCAACAGGTTTGTCGCGCGGCTTCGGGAAGAGCAAATATCGGCAAAAGATTTACTCCGGCCATCGCCGCACCAGCGCCTGCTTTCCGCTCATCCCAACCAGGTCTGGCAATTCGACGTAACAAACTGCCTTCAATATTTTCTTGACGATAAAAAAGGCATGGGCGAGCGCGACGTCCAGATGACCATGTACAAAAACAAACTCGTAAAGACAGCCAAAACAATCAAAAAAGAACTGCTCCGCTATGCCGTGGTCGATCATTGCAGCGGGGCTTTCTTTTTCCTTTACTATTACGCGTCGGGCGAACGGGCCGTGGACGGATCAGATTTCCTTTTCCGCGCCATGCGGCCCAAAGACGATCTCATTAAAAAAACGTGGAACGGCGAATCCGGCGCAAAACTCGGCAAATACCGATTCCACGGCGTGCCCTTCATGCTCGTATCCGACCGGGGCTCCATCCTCACGGCAAAATCAAATCAGGCGCTTATGGAAGCCCTGCGCATCGACCTGCAACTGCACATGCCCGGCAACCCGCGCGCGAAGGGCGCAATCGAAGGCCTGATGCATTATATCAATACTTTTGAATCGGGGCTGAAATTCCAGCGCCCCGCCGATCTGAACGAACTTAACCGCTGGGCGCTCGATTGGTGCATATGGGTCAACGCCGAAAAGAAAATGCGCGGCGTCGCGCCCCGATCAATCATGTGGTCAAACATCACGGCCCAGCAACTCCGGCTGTGTCCGGAAGAAGAACTTTACCGCCTGCTCATCAAAGAATCGACGATCACCAGGATCGCGGATGGATCGCGGCTGATCAGCGTGGACAATCGCCACTATCAAATTCCCGATTCAATGGCTGCTGGCCAGAAGGTCAGCGTCGTGCGGCATCCTTATGAATACCCGAACGTCGAAGTGCATTTTAACGGCCACGTCTGGCTGTGCGAGCCTATTCCGGAAGACATCTACGGACGCGTGAGCAACGGCACGCCTTACGGCGAATACAAGACACCGAAGTATACCGAAACGCAAAAAGCAAAAACAGAAATGGAAGACAAGGCCGAAACCTGGGGCCTCACCTGGAAAGGCACCGGCGACAAGCGCATGGCCGTGGCACCGCCTGTCGGATACGAATCGCCACTTAAAGTCTTCGGACATCACGCGGATAAAGTCGGCAATATCGAATTCATCGAACGCAAAGGAACGCCGCTGGAAATCAAACACGCCGAGGAACCGGTCAATACCGCTATCACGGCAGACACTGCGGAAGTCCCGCGCCCGGTTACAGCACGGCGCATATCCTTTACCGAATTATTGAAAAAACTGCGCAGCGAGATCGGCGTCATCACAACGGCGCTCAATACCGAACTGCGTATGAAATACGAGCAAGGCATCACAATCGTTGAGGCGGAGGAGGTGATCAGGGCAATAACTGAAGGGTCATGGAATACAAGCCCGTTAGAGACTGTGTCTCTCACGGGATAAGATTTAAGTAATTAAGCAGAAGGAGATGGCGATGGGAAGACCAAAAGTTAACGAAGAAACACCCTACGAGATGGCATTTGCGCCGCTCATCCTAAAAGAACTGTGCGTCGAATGCGGCATGAGCCAGGCCAAACTGGGCAAGGCCGCCGGTGTGAGCAGGGCCGCAATCAACATTGCAATCAATCGCGGATATTTCCCAAAAGAAAAACCAAATTTTAAAGAACTCGTAGAGAAGGAAATATCATCCGATGCGCGGGGCATGCAGTGGCTGATCGAGCGGCAGATGAAGGTGCAGGACATCTGGCAACCCCTGGGCAAAGATTTGCGCCACGTATCACCGGCATCGGACAATTCTAAAATGTGGAACACACGAAGGATAGCGGCAATCGTGCCGGGCAACCCTGAACAATTAATCAATAGCGTGGAGGTGGAGATGATTAGTCAAGAAGCAATGAAACATTACAAGATATTTAGGAATCCTTTTATCGATGACATCCAAAAAGAGTCCGACGTTTTTATGTCTGAGGAACACCGCTACATCGAAGCGGCAATGCTCGACGCCGCCAAGCACAGCGGATTTCTGGCCATCATCGGTGAAGTCGGGTCCGGAAAAACTGTTATCCGCCGCAAGGTCATGGAGCAACTCAAAAAAGACGGCGACATGATCATTATATATCCGGAGATTATCGACAAAACCAGAGTCAATGCATCGAGCATCTGCGACGCGATCATCATGGATCTGTCCGAAGAAACCCCGAAGCGGACGATGGAAGCAAAATCAAGGCAGGTTCATAAACTCCTGCTGGAACGCGCGAAACAAGGCTTCCGCAGCGTTTTGATTTTGGAAGAGGCCCACGACCTCAGCACTAGCACATTGAAGTACCTCAAGCGATTTCAGGAAATCGAAGACGGTTACCGCAAACTGCTCGGCATTATTCTGCTCGGCCAGACCGAACTGAATAATCTCCTGGATGAATCACGGCACATTGAAATGCGCGAAGTCATCCGCCGCATCCAGAAAGCCGAAATCAGGGGCCTCAACGGCAACACAAAGGATTACCTGCGGCTGAAATTCAAACGCATCAACATCAAGATCGAAGACATCTTTGATGATAGCGCTTTTCCCGCATTGTCCAAACGCCTCACGACCAAAGACCGGCGCGACAAAGCAATAAGCCATGCGTACCCGCTGGTCGTCAACAACTACGCCGCGCGGGCCATGAACCTGGCATTTGAAATGGGCGAGAAGAAAGTCACCGCAGACGTTATCATGGCGATATAGCCCGGCGCTACCGGGCGTGAAACGTGAAGGGTGAAGAGTTAATTCCCTCCCCCTTGAGGGGGGAGGTTAGGCGGGGGTGAGAACATGCTGAATAATATTAAAACGTACATCAATCAGGAACCCTGGGATGAAAAAATAATCAGGCAAGATCGCGAATGGCAGCGATGGTGCCTGACATTCCTGGCGTTCGTAATGTTCTATTTCAGTATGGAAGTCATTATCAGATTATTAAAACTTTAAGGGCAAAGCGAGGAGCTGCGATCTTAAAGGAGGCACCAAATGATTGAAAAAGAAAAAAGCAGAGACATCGATACATCCGAACACAGGAACCGTTTGCAGACGGCATTATGCAGCCATGTCGGCGAAATAAACGCCATCAGCATGCCTGCGTTATATGAGGCCGTGTTTTATCGTCCCTGGGATGAACGCATCAATGACACCCGCGCACTCAGGCACCTGATCACAGCCATGCGCGAGGAAGGAATTCCGATCTGTTCGACATCCTCAATGACCGGCGGCGGATACTATCTAGCTGCCGGAACGAGTGAGCTGGTCGACTACCTGCGCAAAACTGAACGCCGCGCCCTGCTTATTCTCATGCGAAATTCCAAGATTAAAAAAGTATCTCTGCCGGAATACCTCGGACAATTAAAACTTGAAATGGAGACAGCGCCAAATGAAAAAGCAGCATAGTAAAGATGTGAATGGTGAATTGTTAAGGGTGAAGGACGAAGCGGATCATCGTCTGCATGAGATTATTGCGCACACCGCGGCCCTCGAAGTTTTTCGCTCCAAGTATGAGGCGGAGATAAAAGAAGTGACAGCGAAATACGCCGCCAAGATAGAAGCCTATGAGGCACTCATAAAAAGCGCTGATCTGGCACTCATACAGACGATGAAGAAAAACAAAGGAGTTCTTTTTGGCGATGTTATCGATGTCGTCAACCTTATGCACGGTTCTCTGATCAGAGAAAAAGGCGATCATGTCACTATCCCGAAAACTGCGCTGGCCGCGTGCAAAGAAAACAAATTTACCGACGTCATCAAGATTGTCGAATCTCTCGATCGCGACAAAATCGAAAAATGGCCGGACGCCAAACTGACGCTGATCGGGGCGGAACGAAAGAAGAAGGAAGAATTTAAATATAATTTAAGGATTTCGAGTAAGGGGATACCGGCATGAAAGGCTATACATTTATTGGAGCAAACGAAAAAGGCGAATCGATTTTTTACTGTCCCGCCGACAAGACAATCGTAATTGAAAAAGATTATCGGCATGTAGTGGTCCCAACACCTGAAGAGATGGAAGAAATTTATAAGGAATTCCCCACTCTAAAACAAAGTGGACAGTAAATATGCCGACGATTGACGCGCCACTGGAGAGAATCTGCGCGACATGCGCAAGGTACGGATGGAAGCCCGATAATCCGAATAGCTGGCGATGGGCATACTGCGAATTTAAAAAGAAATGGTTCCCTGAGAGCATTGAAAAACCGGGAGATAAAAAGGGGTGCGAGGAATGGGCATAAGCCCAGTGAATCGTGAATGGTGAATAGAAAGAACAGGAGAAGCGGAAATGAGCATATTGCATCTACACGTAAAAAAGAAATACTTCGATCAAATTAAAAGTGGCGAAAAAAAATATGAATACCGTCGCATGACACCATACTGGAAGAAAAGATTGGTGATAGAGCCTGAACATAATCTGATCATTATTTATTGCGGCTACCCTCGCAAGGGGGATAAATCCAAAGTTCTGTTATTCAGCTATAAGGGATGGATTCTTCAGACCAATTTTACCCACGAAGAATTTGGCAATAAACCAGTAGATGTTTACGCAATTATTTTAATGGATGATAAAAAATGACCGATCACTGCCCCTATTGCAATAAGGAGATAAACTTTATGGACGTTATTACAGACAAGGATTTGCGTTACGTCATTGCCGCCCTGCCGTCATTCGGTACGCGGTATTCACACCTGGTCATGGGCTACGCTCAATTATTCGGCGTCACGCCCATGCACGTAAAGGCTAAAAAACTGCGACTCATCATCGAAGAGATGAAAAAGCTATTCGATGCGCAATCATTCACCTGGCAGAAAATAATATATCCGATCAGTCACGCCGGGATCGCCGAGGCTCTGGATATCTGTTTGAAGAAGAATTTCACCGAGCACCTTGAAAACCACAACTATTTGAAAAAGGTCATGGTGGGGATCTCCGAACGCGAAGGCAAGGGAAAATCAAAACAGGCGGAAAAGGATCTGCGCGCGCGTGAAGAAATTATCCCGGAGGTCTCACCTGACCAGGCAGAGAAAAACTTAACGCGGGTCCGGAACATTCTCGCGGGGATGGATAAATGATAACTCAATGCGCTATTTTCTTTTTCTCCTGCATCTCGATATGGGCGCTGTCCGGCAAGAGGTACCAGCTCGGCTTCGTTTGCGGCCTGTGCGGCCAGCCATTCTGGATATACGCCTCCTTTTCTTCCGGCCAATGGGGAATATTCCTTGTCAGCCTTTGGTTCACAGCGAACCATGTACGCGGTTTATGGAGGCATAAAAAATGAAGATGATCGAACCCAAACAAATACAACTATTGCACATCGCGAAATCTCAATGCGGATTGAGCGACGATGATTACAGGGACATTATCGCGGGCCAGACCAAAGGCAAAAAAACATCGAGCAAAGACCTAACCTATTTCGAAGCCGACGCGGTGATTAATTATTTTGTAAAGACGCTGGGCTTTAAAGTCAAATCAAAATATATCCGCACCTCCGGCGCAGCGCGCCGCTCGCGGTGGCAATATGCAAGCAGGGGCACGATGCATCGTGCCCCTACCCGAACGGCACCATTACCGGATAACGTAACACAGCTTCCCTCCCGCGATCAGCTCGACATGATTGACGCCCTGGCTGAACAGATTACCTGGAAAGTGGAAGGCGGTTTTACGCGATGGCTGTTTAAGTATTTCCATACGGAAAGAATCACGACAGTGGCACAGGCCCAGCGCGTTACAGAAGGCCTAAAGGGCATGCTGGTTAATCAAAACAAAGCTCCCTCTCCCTTGAGGAGAGAGGGTTAGTATGAGGGTGAAACATGGCTGAAAACTGGCTAAAAGAAATCGCCGCCGAAATTCCTCTGGATAGTTTACCGGAGGAGTATCAGATCATCGCCGAACTTTTCGGGATGGAAGGCGCGCTGAAGCTGGCACAGCATTCCGGGAGTATGCGGATATACGTCCCGAAACTGGATACCCTTGTACGCGAGCACCGTGACGCCCGCATTCGAGCCGAGTTCACAGGATTCAATCACCGCGATCTGGCCCGCAAATATAACCTCTCCGAATCATGGATTCGCGAAATCGTGCAGCATAGATCATCCGACGATCAAACCGATATGTTTGCCGAATAAATCATTGCCTCGCGCGCGCGCGAGAGCCCGGCTTTTCAAGTATTTTGTCCAAGCAAATATCTCAAGTGCTTTGGTAGTCACCAATTCATAAATCATTTAGTTTCAATCCCACATGAAGCATCTCCTCGCCATAGTTTGCCGGATCTGATCGGGTGGTCGCCATCCCGCCCGATCAACCGGCAGGCGAATAAGAGCGAGGATCAGGGGATTGAAACATGCGCCGACTCATCGTCACGATTATATTTCTTCTTATTGCTCAGCCGATTTTTGCGGCTGATTTTTTACCTGTATGGCAAAACACTATTCTCCCGCATGAAGGCGGATACTCAAACAACATCCACGATCCCGGAAACTGGACTGGCGGCAAAGAAGGCAAAGGCCGCTTTCTCGGAACAAAGTACGGCATCGCGGCCAGCCAATACGGCACAAGCCTGTTAAAGCAAGGCATCATCATCAAACACCTCACCAAAGAACAGGCCAGGGATTTATTCGAGCGCGACTATTGGCTGAAATTCCACTTCGAAGAATTAAAATCTCAGGGCATTGCCGACGAACTCTGCGACGAAGCCGTGAACATGGGCGGCGCAGCGGCAGAGAATTTGCTCCGCAAGGTATTCGTTGAGATTGCGTGGGCTACCGGAACATCAATTCCCGTCCCGTGGAAATTTACGCCGGAAACAATGCAGTGGATCAATGAGTACACGGAAAGCCGCTCCAACCGCGTGGCCTTTTTTAATTCTATCAGAAACAAACGGGTGAAATTCTACGCCGACCTCGTCAAAAGGCGACCGGCGATGAAAGAGTTTTTCATCTCCTGGATAAATCGAAGCGTAGACTGAGGAGGTACCAATGCTGAAACAAATACTGGGCTTGTTAGGTTTAGTGATGGGCGGGAAAGAAATTGACCGGCTGGCGATGGCATCAGCGGGCATGACGCATGGCAGCACTTTTTATGACTACCGCAAACCGAATCAGCGCCGACAGAGAGAAAACATGCGCAGGACGGTTTTCGCCAGCAGAAAAATCGCAAGAGGTTTTTAATTATGTATGTAACCTTGATTAAATGGATATGGGATAACAAAGCCCTCGCGCTTGCGGCGGCTCTTGTCATTGTCGTCGTTGTGGCCGGTCTGATCATCGGCGTTCAGCACGTCAACATCATGATTAAAAAAGCGGACATTAAAACCCTTAAAGTTGAAAACAAAACACTAACCTCAGCCAATAATATTATGAACCGCAACGCCGATGCATCCCGCGTTGCGGATGAAGAAATAAAAACAATCCAAAAGCAGGCGGAACCGCTCCGTGATCTGGCGGAAAGCCTGACGGAAAAAGAAAAGGCAGGATTGAACAATGAAAAGATGGATCGCATTAATGATTGTCTCGGCGCTTTTTTTACTGACGGCGTGCTGCCCGGAACCTGTGCTGGTGAAACCGTTCTGCCGCAGTCCGCTGGCGCCAACGTGGAAAAAGGGCGGAAGTAATTTCGTTATCAACAGCACGAATACTGTCATCTACGCAAAGGAACTGGAAAAAACAGTGAAGTGCTACGAGCAGACATTTAATGAGCCTGTGAAATAACAGGGCCGACGTCTTCGACAAGGCGCAGGAAAATGACGCACTTTTCCGGGAAAACGCGCTGAAGAAACATTTTGAAAAACGGCGATCACTCTTGCGCGGATCGGACGGCATCTGCGCCGACTGCGGCGAACCGATACCGGCAAAAAGATTAGAAGCAGAACCCGGCGCAGAGCGCTGTGTTGAATGCCAGACAAAATACGAACGAGGGAGCAACTAACGTGGATCAATTAGGCATAATGAGCGTTCTAAAAATACTGGGCGATTTCGGGACGGTCGGTTTGGTTATATTCCTCTGGTGGTCGGATAACCACCGCCTCGAAAATGTGATGACAAAAAACAACGCGGATATGACCGCCGTGCTGAAACAATACGAAAGAGACATGCTCGAACAGCGAAAAATGTATGAAGCCAATGTCTCGTTATGCCAGCAGTTCGCCAGCGTGACAAACGATCTACGCGATATCGTCACGCTCAACGTCCAGACAATGACCGAATGCAGGGATGCGATAAACAATAATCAATTTTGCCCGGTGATCCGAATTAGCAAAAAAAAAGCAATGCAGCTTTTTACGGATGAAGTAGGAGGCGGTCGATGAGCACACTGAATGCAATGCGCCACGTAAGAATCACGAACTTCGAACACAAGGCAAAAAAACTGCGTCTGGAAATCGAAAGCCTCTCGCAGATCATCTGCATCAATCTGGATTGCAGTCTGCATCGTCCGGAGGATCTGCCGATAGATGTCGTGGATAACCAGTTCGACGAACTGAAATCAAAGTGGGCGGAACTCGTTTCCGCGCAGGCTGAAATCAAGCGGCTGGAAGAGGAACTTCGCTAGTGAATAGTGAATGGTGAATAGAGAGAAAGGCTTTTAAATGAAATTCCCCGGATACATGACAGTCGATGAGGCATTAAAGAACGGCTTTACTCATCACGGAAAGTATTACGGCATCCCCGTGTATCTCGCTCTGGACAATTTTGATTTTCCTGTGGCGACAAAATGGGCACCAATGGAAGGCGTCATGACAGTTATTGCATTTATTGAAACGTATCTGCGGATCATGTTTGACGCCGGTGATTTTTTTCAATTCGCTGTCATGGGGGAGATCGAGCCGACAAAGGAAAAAGTGAACCTCAAACAATGTTGAAAAACAGGAACGTTGTCATTCCCGCGAAGGCGGGAATCCAGGAATAAAAGAACGGAGTTTTTACCTTGGCAGAAAAAGGCGCACGCATACAACTGGAGCCGGTTGCCCGGCAGATGTTCATCGACGGCAAGAACCTGACCGATATCGCATCCGAACTTAGCGTGTCGCGTCAGTCGTTATCCGACTGGAAGGGTCAGACGAAAAAACCGAACGAAGATCTCGACGAATGGGATAAGGCACGCGCGCGCAAAGCAAACTTCGGCATCCGCATGGAAGCCCTCCTGGAGCGCGAGCTCACCTTCGCCGAAGAGAGACAACCCGGCGCGATAGAAGGCGCATCCCTGGATAACTTAAGCAAACTCGGTTCGCTTGTCGTCAAGTTCCGCGCTCAGGAAAACACAGGCGCGGGCTACGATAAAGCCAAAGTCTTTTTAGAGGATTTACAATGGATAGTTGTCTGGTTAACGGAAAACGATCCTGAAGGATTGAAAATTCTGGCGGCTGATTTCGACGCGATGACGATGAAGTTTAAAATGGAGTGCATGAATAATGGTAATGCGTAAACGACAGAATCTTTCCGAACCGCAATTTGACGATTTTGTAAATTCGCTGCGCAAAAAAATCGCCGAGAGCGTCTCTCCGTTTGAAAACGATACGCCTGCAAAGAAGAAAGATCGCATTGCGCGTTGCGCTGATCCGCTCACGTTCATGCAAACCTATATGCCGCATTATTTCCCGGCAGCGCCTGCCGATTGTCACGCCGAATGGTGCGAGATTGCCGACACACCGGGATTCAATCTGATGGGCGCTCCGCGCGATCACGCCAAGACCACAGTGGTCACCTTCGGCCTGCGCGTTTACCGCATCGCCCGGAAACTGCGAAAATACATTATGCTCGGTTCCAATATCCATGACCAGGCTAAACGCTTCAGCGTCAGCATCAAAGTCGAGTTGGAAGACAATCCCCGCCTGCGCCATGATTACGGCGAGGCCATCGCTAAAACCAGAACATGGGGCGATGATCTGTTCATCACTAAAGGCGGGACGATGGTGGAAGCCCTGGGACGCGGCGATCAGTGGCGAGGCAAGAAGTTCGGCCCTTATCGTCCGGACGATATCGGCCTCGACGATCTGGAAGATAACGCCACAGTCAAAAGCCCGGCGGTCACCCGCGCCATCGTAGAATTTATCCAGGGCGAAGTCCTAGGCTGTATAGAGGGCGATTGCTCGGCCACGATGGTCGGCAACGTCTTCCATGCCAAAAGCGCCCTTTCTCAATTGATAGCGATGGAAGACGAAGACTCCGGCGAGAGACTCTACAATTCCAAAGTTTATGACGCTATCGTTGATGAGGAAAAGCATATTACCCTCTGGCCCGCCCGCTGGCCCTGGGAAAAACTGATGCGCCGCAAATCAATGATTACGACCCGTGTCTTTAACAAAGAGTACCGCAACAAATCAACGGAGGAGGACAGCCCTTTCCCGCAGGAAACGGTCAGCTACTTTGAACGCGTTGAACTTCTCCGCGTCCCATTGATCTATGCCACCGGAGTTGATCCGGCAAGTACTGCGGGTTCCAGCAGCGATTTTCGCAGTGTGGTCACCTGGGGACTGGAACGGGTCAAAATGGAATTCTTCTGCATGCATGCCTGGATCAAGCGCCGTTCCATCGGTGAATTCTTTGCCGCCGCCTACGCGCAGCATGATGATTATCCGGGCCCGGTCGTCGTCGAAGAAAACATGCTCAAGGATTTTCTGCACGAGGCGATCCAGAATTATGCCATACAAGTGGGCAGATATTTGCCCTGGGACCCGATTCATCATTCCACAAGCAAGATCGACTCGCGCATCATCGGCACCTGCGAATATTTGTGGGAACACAAAAAAATGCACTTTGAAAAGCGGCACAGCGATCAAAAGATATTGGAAGAGCAGTTTGTCTATATCATGAACCCGACCGTCCATGACGACGGCCCGGATGCTTCGGAAATGGCCATCAGTAATCTTCAACATGGCAACGGATTAATCGAATTTCAATCGACCGGTGTCCGGAGTGTTACTTCCGGGGCATCCATGAACTCATATTTGGGACGGTGAAAAGTAAAGTTTGTCATTCCCGCGCAGGCGGGAATCCAGGAATAGAAAATATGCAAAAAAACAGACGCCGCAAATTTAGCCCACAATCAATCCAGCCGGTTTTTGGCACCATTGGGGCGGGAGTTTCATTGACACTGTTTATAAACATAACGTCGCGCGCGACAGGGGCGAAATTATCATGCTAGTCGACCAATTTGGGCAGAATATTAAAGAATCAGCGGTTATGACCGACGAAGTGGCCACTATTCAAAAAGACATTGATGTCTTTTACGGGTGGATCAAGCGGCTGGAAAACCCTGATCCGGTTCTGCGCTCCGAAGCGGCGGGCAAGGGCCTTAAACTATACGATGAAGTCGAACGCGACGCCCATGCCGGATCGGTACTTCAACAGCGCATTATGGCGATAGTCGGCAAGGAATGGGAAATCACGTCAGCGAAGTCGGCAAAAAGCAAGGGACGCCCGGCATCCACCACGCAGGAGCAGGTTATTGCCGATTACGTTGCCGATGTTTTGATGAATTGCAATTTCGACCAGGCGCGGCAGGAACTGCTCAAGGCTATTCTTTACGGTTTCTATAATGCGGAAATCATGTGGAAGGTCGCAAACGGCAATGTTATTGCCATCAGCAAAATTATGGGCAAACATCCGCGCCGTTTCAGTTTTACCGCCGAGAGGGAGCTGCGCCTGCTCACTTTGCAAAACATGATCGAAGGCGAAGTCCTGCCGGATCGTAAGTTCATAACCTTCACTTATGGCGACAGTGACAATCCTTACGGCAAAGGCCTCGGCCAGCGCCTCTGGTGGCCGGTATGGTTCAAAAAAAACGGCGTCAAGTTCTGGATGATCTTCCTGGATAAATTCGGCATGCCCACTCCTGTCGGTAAATATCCTCCGGGAACATTGTCTGACAAACAGAACAAACTTATGCAAGCCGTCAAAGCCATTCAGACGGATACGGGCATCATAATGCCCGACAATCAGAACATAGAATTTCTGGAAGCTTCCCGCGCCGGTAATGTCTCTCATGAGCAATTATGCAAGTATATGGACGCACAAATATCCAAAGCGGTACTCGGCCAGACGGCCAGCACGGAAGGCACACCCGGCAAACTGGGTAATGACCAGATGCAAAATGAAGTCCGGCAGGAAATCATTGAGGCCGACGCGGATCTTCTGGATGGCTGTCTCAATGACAGTTTGATTAAGTGGATCGTTGATTACAACTTCCCGAATGTCACGGCCTATCCTAAAATTAAAACCTATGCCAATTCCAAACCGGATCTTACCGCAAAGAGCGCCATTGACAAAACGCTAGTGGTCGATATCGGCCTGCCGGTCGCCGTGGATTACTTCTATGAGACCTATGGCATTCCCGCGCCACAGGCAGGCGATGTGCTGGTTATCCCCGTCAAACCGGCATCACCTTTCGGCGCACAAAGCCCGGCGAATGCCGGGGGAATCCAGGATGGTAAACAGTTTGCAGAAAAGAATCAACCCGACTGGCGCGCCACATACATGGAAGCCCTTAAACCTTCCCTGCAAAATGCCCGCACGGACGCGCTTGATAAAATCGAAACTTATTTGAGTAAACAGACTACGCCGCCCACAGATACCGAATTCACCGCCGCCTTACAGGGCATACTCGGCGCTTCGTTTGAATTAGTGGCCGGAGTAACGGCGGCGGCTACTATTGCCGATATGTACAAAACCTTTCGCGGCCCGATAGCAGGCGTTGGTTTCGGCGGGCCGGATATCCGTTCGATGGATTTTCTTTCCAAGTTGGACAATTTTTATATTTCCAAATGGATTCAGAACCCGGATGCCGTCGCAACGGTAAAATCATTTTTAAACGAACGTTATCTTCAGGACGGCGGCGGATTATTCGGACGGCAAAACCCGGACAATGTCTTGTCCTTCCGCGATCTCTTCGATCAGAAACTTGCCGATCTGGAAGACTGGCAGGTCAGCCGGATCATCGACACCAGTGTGACTAGAGTACAGAACTGGGCGGCGGTAAACCAATACCACGAAGCGGGCATAGCATATGTAGAAATATATGAACCTACCCATGAATGTGATTTCTGCGCAAAAATGAACGGCCAAAAAATATCCGTAGAAACCGCCTATGGAACCATGACGCGCCAGATGGGATTGACACCTGCGGAATTTTCCGCAGAGCTAAGCGATAAAGCGAATGCGCCTACGATAGAAAACATAGATACATTGTTGATCAACGGAATTTTGCCACCGTATCATCCGCATTGCACGGGTATCGTGATTAAACATATCGGGGGTATGGGATGAATATTAAAATGGTCATCATACCGGACATGAAAATATTGGCGAAGGCCATCGGCGATGACTACAACGGCGCGCGACGGGCGGGCATGATTAATCTGCTGGCTACCATTGAGGCTCTGGCCGTTAAAAAGGCTCCCGTAAAAACGGGCAATCTTGCCCGTTCCCGAACAAGCAATGCTTCGGAAGACGGCAATCACGGAACGCTGAGTTTCACTGCGCCCTATGCAGTGTATGTGCATGAAGGCACGGGCCTGTTTGGAATATATCACCGGCGGATCGTGCCGACTAACAAAAAGGCGCTTTTCTGGCCGGGTGCGAAACATCCGGTCAAATCAATTGCCGGTATGAAAGGCCGTCCCTGGGTGACTGAGGCAGTTGATGAAATCGATGCCACGGCAGAATTTAACGAAGGCATGAGAAACTTTTTGAACAGACGGTGAAGAGTGAATAGTGAAAGGAAACAAAATTGTCATTGCGAGTTCACGACAGTGAATGTGGCAATCTAAACAAACGAGGTGAAAAATGAATTTTAAAGGCTTTGACGACTACATTCCCATCTTCAGGGGAGGCAAACAGATAGACAGCAACGGAGTCGAACACGACGGCGACGCGCTGATTGATAAGGCTCTTGCTAATTTCAATGCCGCCAAGCATGAACCGCCTGCGGTTATCGGACACCCGAAAGAAAACGCTCCGGCTTACGGTTGGGTTGAAGGACTCAAAAAAGTTGCCGGTGATAAAGGCAATCTTCTGCTGGCTAAATTCAAACAGGTTCAGCCTGATTTTGCCGACATGGTCAAGCATGGTCTTTTTAAAAAACGCAGTTCAGCCTTTTATCCGGACGGAACCCTTCGGCACGTCGGCTTCCTGGGCGCAATGCCTCCGGCTGTCAAGGGTCTGCCGGATGTGGCTTTTGCCGAGGGCGATGCGGCTAGTTTTGAGTTCGCTGAATCGTTTGCCTGGAATTCCATTGCCAACGTTTTCCGAAGTCTCAGAGAATTTCTTATCACTAAATTCGGGCAGGACACGGCGGATCAGATCATTCCTGACTATAAAATTGAAGATTTAAGATCGGCGGCAAGCGCCTCGTGCGATGCGCCCGATGAAGTGCAACCAAACCTATACAAAGAAAAGGAGGATGAAAATATGAATTTTCAGGAAAAGTTGGCCGCTATTTTTGCCGAGATATTGGCCAAAATCAAAGGAGAAACACCGGCAGTAGTAGTAACGGCGGCGCCAGCAGGCCAGCAGTTTTCAGAAGCCGATCTGGAAAAAATCAGAACAGAATCCGAGGCCAAAGGCAAACAGGCAGCGCAGGCGGAATTTGCTGAACAGCAAAAGCAGTCACGCCTGGCAACCATCAAAACAGAGATCGCCGCGTTTTGCGAAACACTGCTCAAAGCGGGAAAGATAACACCCGCGACAGTTACCTTCGGTCTGCCGGAAATACTTTTTTCAATGGCTGAAATCGATAATCAAATCGAATTTGGCGAGAAGAAAGAAAAGGCAACCGCTTTCGACCGAATGAAGGCGCTCCTGGAGTCCGCCACGCCGCTGATCAATTTCAGTGAAGTTGCAACCAGAGCCAAAGACACTGGCGACAATACCGGCGGCGCGAAACGGGATAAACTTGTTACAGAGTTTATGGAATCAAAGAAGGTGGGCTACAAAGAAGCCGTTTTGGCGGTATCCAAAGAGCACCCCGATCTTTTTAAAGAATAACGCAGGGGCGCGGTCTCTGCGCCCGGATGAAAAATAAATAACCGGGTAGTTAAAACTATCCCCAATAAAGAAGGAGAATAATATGCTCGGAAAAACAACCATCATGGAAAAATCGGCAAAATGCACGGCAGCCGTTGTTGCCAATACCATCGCCATGCCCGGCGCGGATGATGACACGTTTTCCACTGCCACTGGTGTCAGCGACGAACTGATCGGTCTATTTCAACACGACACATCAGTAGCAGGCGCGGAAGTGCGTGTGATGCTGGAGGGTATAGCTGAGATCAAACTTGCCGGCAACGTAACGCGCGGAAACTGGCTCACCAGTGACAGTGCCGGTAAGGGCCTGGCCGCAGCCCCGGCCGCAGGCGTCAACAACAACGTCATCGGTAAGGCCCTGGCATCGGGTGTAACAGACGATGTTATCCCGATGCTTATATCGCGGGCAAAGATTCAGGGATAACTTATATCAACAATACCCTGAAGTATTTTGATTAAACACAATATTTTTTAGGAGGAAAAAGAAATGCCTGAATCAAAATCGTTACATGTAGACGCCATATTGACCAATCTTTCGATCCAGTATTGCAATGAAGCGTTGATCTGGCCATTAGTAATGCCTATCGTCAAGGTCAACAAGAGATCGGATTTATTTTTTAAATACAACAAAGATGACAGCTACCGGATTCCCAACGATCAGCTTGGCCCTAAAAGCCTTCCCAATGAGATCGACTGGGGAGTCGCCACGGACAATTATTCCGTGAAGGGGCATGGTCTGGGCGATTGGCTGGCGCAGGAAGCCATCGACAATGCCGACAATCCCCTGCAACCGGAAATTGATACCAACGACACGTTAAACGGCCAGCTGGACTTGGCGCAGGAAGCAAGAGTCGCCAATATTATTTTTTCGGCTGCAAATTATCCTTCCGGCAATAAGGTGCAGCTTTCCGGAACCGGTCAATGGGGCGGCGCAGCAGACAACCCGATACAGGACGTACTCAATGCCATTGAAGGATGCTTTATCCGCGCCAACACATTCGTAATGGGAGCGGACGTCTGGAAAAAATTCCGGGCATTGCCTGAGGTGCTGGATGCCGTAAAGAGTTCCAGCCGTTATCAGGGTTCATCCGGCGGATTGGCCACGACAGATGAATGCAAAGGCCTGTTTGAAGTGGAAAACTGGATCGTAGGCCGTTCCCGCTACACATCGACTAAACCGGGCCAGACGCCGACATACTCCCGCCTCTGGGGTAAACATGCCGCCGCTCTGTTTGTGCCTGCAACTCCCGGCATCAAAACCATCGGCTTTGGGTTCACCTTCTGCGAAAGTCTCCGGACGACCTTCAGGGATTTTGACGGCAAGCGCGGTGAAAAAGGCGCGCATTATTTCAAAGTGGCCTGGAACTCGGATGAAAAAATTGTCGCCAATGACGTCGGCTCTTTCATCCAGGATGCCGTAGCCTAAAACAAATTTTAATATTTCCTTCCCCATGAGGGGAAGGAAAAGAAGGAGACCAACATGGCAAAGTATATTGTTCAGGAAATGTCAATTATACATGGGGCAAAAGGCGACAAAGAAGCCTCGCTCTATGAGCCAGGCGCGGAAATCGAATTAACAGCAGCGGAAGCAGCCGCCCTGGGCAGCAACGTGATCCCGGTAGACGAAGAAGGAGCCAAAGGCTACGACAGCATGACCAAAGCGGAACTCGTTAACATATTGGAAGGAAAAGTGGAGATACCGGCCAACGCCAACAAGCCGACTCTAGTCGAGTTGGCGGGACTTGTTGCTGTATTGGAGGGTAAAGGCGTGGAGATACCGGCCAACGCCAAAAAGGACGAACTCCTTGCTTTGATCAGCGAGGCGGAAAAAAAATAGCGAGCCTGTGGATCACGACGTGATCCCAAAGCAAACTATCCCATGAGCGTAAGCGACGCGGGATAAACGGATTTAACCTCAGCTAGAAGCTCCCTCCTTAGAGGTAGGGAGGGAGCTTTTGTGGTGAGATCAAACGGATGAAAAAATGGTTCGGAAACCATAGGAGACTTGAATGTATTTCAAAATCGAAAAAACAGGTTGTTCTGTAAGAACTTTAAAAGACGCAAAACAAGATGATTGTCATTTTACTCAAGTCCGTATGGATTTCTTTCTTGATAGTTCCGACATTGGCTATGACAAGCAACATGTTCAAGCACCGATAATTCCAGTGGGTGGTTATTCGGGCAAAAAAAATGAAACGGGAACTCCCGACAATATGGACGATTATATATCGTGGATTAAATCACTCCCGACAGCATTTGTTGACAATCCTTTTCATGCCCACTTTGTTCAGTTCAATTCCGATGTCAAAGATGAAGAAATTCTTTTTGTCGCGGCTATCGCAATGTCATGGGCTTATGAAAAATGGACGATAGTTTGTAATCGAAATCTTGAAGGTCTGGAAGCTTTAGAGATTTGGAAAACTCTCAAAAATTTACCACTGACTCCGATTGACAATAATTATGTCAAAGAACTCCATGACCAAAGATTAAGTGAAATTATAACTACTGATTTTTCAAAAGTTCAAGACGCAAACCTGTATCAAGTGAGGACATAAAATGTCAATTACAATTGGAAATGTCGCAATCGATAGAGGTAATTGGACTTCAATAGCTGGATACACACATATAGATAGAAATGTCGCAGCTAACGAAAGTGGGTCGTTAGATACTTTTCAAGTATATTTCCATGCTTGGAATGCCTCTGGTGTAAAAATAGGCACGTTTAGTGGGGCATTTTGGTCAGACCCAAATATTTTGCATGACTATGTAACGATTGGGGCAGTAACCTGTAATCAAGTATCAACATTTACAGGTCTTAACTGTGCTGTGTCAGCAGGCGAATATCTGGGTATATATGCTACTGATGGAATGCTTGAGTGTAATACATTGTATGGCTATTACACTAAAAGAAGTCCGAATGACGAGTTTGCAAATAATGTGAAACAATTTAACGTCGCCGACTCAAATAAATTCAGCTTATATGGAGTTGGAGGTTCGATTCCAATTCCAGATTCTCCAACAAATTTTGCGGCAACAAAAAACCAATCCGATAAAGTTACTATGACATGGATAAAATCAACTGGAGCAACAGGGTATAAGATTTATAAAAATTCAACCCTGTTCCAGACGGTCGGAGACGTGAATACGTATGATGATACGGCGGCGGCCCCAGTGATTACAGCCGGAACCGCAAACGCAACGGACGGCTCACTTAAAGCAAGTGTGACATTGACTTTAAGCGGTCATTCGATTGCCAACGGAACAACAGCAACTTATTACGTGACGGCCACAAATATATCCGGAGAGAGTTCTTCAAGCGGAACTGACACTGGATATAGATTGGCTAGCGCACTTACTCTTCAATGGCAACGTTCAAGCGCCGATTTAAGCGGCTCGTTTACTGATATAAGCGGAGCGACAACATCCTCGTTCGATGACACTGGAGCGCCGTCAGATGGAAGCATACGGCAATTTCGTTGTGTGGTGTCTGCGGTTAATTCAGTATCTCAATATTCGTCAGTGGATTCGGGTTGCCGAGCGGCCATGAGCGGCGGCGTATCGCGCGCACGACTTACAAACGGAGCATAGCATGATTAAATCAAGACAACAAAACAGCACTGCATATCCGATCAATTTTCTGATGGTGGATTCTAATGACGGCAAGTCTGGGAAAACAGGATTGACGCCTACAGTCACGCTCAGTAAAAACGGCGGCGCTTTCGCGTCGGCGGCAGGCGCGGTAAGCGAAATCGGCAACGGCTGGTATTCTCTGGCCGGAAACGCCACTGACAGAAATACGTTTGGCGAATTATGTATTCATGCTACGGCAACCGGCGCTGAAGATGCAGACCCTCAATATTCAATTGTTAATTTCGATCCGTTTGTTTTTAAGCCATCTGTAAGTTTGGCGGCAGTTGACGTATCCGGTAATCTGCCCGCTGATGCAAAAGCCTGGAATGGCGAAGCACTGCCGACTATCGGCACCTCGACGCTTACGGCGCAGCAGGTGTGGGAATACGCAACCCGGACGCTCTCCGCATTTGGATTTTCCGTTGCCCTTTCATCTGAAGCACAAGCCGCAATCATCACGGCAATGGCAGCCTCTTTTGTCCTCCCCGTCATGCAGGGGCAGGTCTACACAGCCACAGCCATTCAGAGTCGTGAGGTTGTGATCGTCCAGGGCGATACGCCGCGTATCATATTTGATTTCGGTGCTGATTATTCCGGATGGACTCCTTCCTTCGGCACAAAGGCCGCGCTGGCTGATACCGAGTACGCCATCAATCCCAAAGCGTGCACATGGATAGACGATACAACTGGCAAAGGTTATGTCGATCTGAGCGCGGCGGAGACGGCCATACGCGGAAAATACTTCGCCGAAATAGAACTGCGCAACGGAACTCAGCGCCTCACCGCAATGAAGTTCACTCTGAAAATAATCGATGAGGTAATCAAGGAGTAATTGAATGTACTGCACAATCGCTAATATCATCGAAAAAATCGGAGAAACGACACTAACGCAACTCACTGATGATCTGGGATCAGGCGCAATTGATGAAGCGCTGGTCAACGCGGCAATCACCGCTGCCGGTTCTATTATTGATGCATATTGTCAGGGGCCGCTTAGTCCGGTACATCCGATGATACCTGGATTATGCGTGGATCTCGCCGTGTACGATCTCTATTCCCGCAGCGACCTTGCCTTACCGGATATACGAAAGGATCGTTATAATAACGCAATCAGTTTTCTAAACAAAGTTGCAGCAGGGACGATATCTCTCGGAGTGCAGGAGCCAGCCCCGGCAGGTTCCAAGGACTCGGCTGAGTCATCGAACAGCGGCCCACGTATTTTTAACCGAGACACTATGAAAGGATTTTAGTGAGCCTGTATGCTGGAAATAATACAAAACGATATAATCGGGCAAGTGACCGCCATCGAAGATATAAAGACTGCTGATGCCTGGCAGGGCGACGTTGATTCCCTGCTGAAAATGCCGCAGAAGATGCCGTCGTTGCATGTTGTTTATCAAGGCGCAAAATTTGAGCCGTTCGATCAGGTCGGTGAGCCTACGATAACATCGTTGGAATATCTGCTCGTTTTAATCGTCCAGAATCAGAAGAGTCGGGAGGGCGCGTCTGTCGCTGCTTACACAATCATTGAAGCCGTCCGGGGTAAATTAACCGGGCATCAAATAGGTGCTTACGGCTTTCTTCGTCCCAAGCAGGAAGATCTCCTCATGGCGGCGGGAAGCATCCTTGCTTACGGCCTTACATACAGCATGGAAAATGTGCTGATATCAACAGAATAGGAGGTAGTTTTATTATGTCTTATATATTGAGAAAAGGAGTTCAGGGTTTCACCGTTATCGATGGCCCGATGTCCGGAAAAAGTTTCAAAAGCGGAATCGCCTATGACGAAATTCCGCCGCAGGAAGCCGCGAAATTTGAGGTAATACCGGATGCGGCAGCGGATACAGCAGCAATGAAAAATTCAAAGAAAGTGAAAAGTAGTGAAGAATGAAAGGTGATTTTTCACCTTTCATCTTTCACCAATTAAAGGAGGTTAAGTAATTATGAGAAATTTCATGGCACCAAACAATGTCATCGCGGTGTCCGCCAACCTGCGGGAATCGGCGATTAATACCGAGCAGACGCTCGATACCACCATGCTCTGGAATATGGCCAGTCTGATCGACATCGATCCGCGCCGCCAGAATAATGATAGTGAAGCCCACGGCAAAGAAGAAGTTGATACGATCTATGATCGAGGAGCTTTGTCTATATGGCCTGCGGCACATGATATGGCACAGCCTCAGAATATCGCCTTCCTGATGGGGTATGGAATGGGCAATGTGGTTTCGACAACGTTAGGCGCAGGGAAGAAACACATTATCACGCCGATAGCCGGGAGTCTGGATGATAATCGCGACAATCCTTCTTTTACCGCAGCGCAGCGTTACGGCAACCAGGTAATGAAGAGACGCTTCGCCTCGATGTTTGTTGATTCTGTGACGACAACCTTTGCACGCGATTCTTTTGTAAAGATATCAGGCAGTGTCAAGGGCACCGGCAAATATGCCGACAACGTCGTCAAGGAAACTCTTTCCGCTGCCGGGAATGCCGCATCCTTAACGCTGGCCGCAAATGGCGTTCAAGGTGCGGATGCGGCAACCAGACTGGCAAATATCCATCGTATCAGGGTGCAACTGGCCTCCGGCGTATGGATGGAAGTTGCATATTCCGCCGTATCCGGAGCCACTCCGGCAGTCATCACCATTACCTCTCCCGGCGGTACTGCTACGCCGGTGAACTATGAAATTCTTTATGTGACGACCGAAACCGGATGGATGACGCTCCCGGCCCGCGTCAACGAATCACCGCTGGAAGTAGCGCAGACGATATTTAATATCGGCGGGACATGGAACGGAACTACTTTTGCCGGTGGACGTTCACTCTCGGCGGAAGTCAAATCGCTGGAACACACGCTTAATAATAACGGCGAAGTGCAGTTTGTGCCGGGAGCGGGCGGAGCTTACGGCGGCAGGTATATGCGCGGCGGAAGAATGCAGACAATCAAACTGGATCGGGAATTCCGCGAGTTCATCATGCAGCGCCACATGATCGATAATGATACTTTCGGGATTTATGTGAAGGCGCAAGGCGCTCTTTATGATGCCACTTATTAT